GAGCGTGAAAAAAACCTCTAGGTCAATAGATTCATTGTATATGAGCATGAATAGTGCGATCAAGTGCATATTTTCAGAGTTATCCACAAATCATCACAAGTTATCCACAAGTTATCCACAAGTTATCCACAGGCTGACAAATGTTGATACCGGGGGAGGGGGTTGACTCATGTCGTCGGTGGTGGTTCCTACTCAGGCACAAAATAGGTGAAAATTAGGAATATTACACCATGTTTTAACAACTGTAAGTCATTGATTCAACACGTGGTTGTTACTCGTGCCGCCCAAAGGCAAAAATAGCTTGACTTATGTGAAGACTTGTGTTATACTATAGTTGTAATTAGGGACAATTTGTGTTATGACCACTGAATTAAAAAAAAGAGGTCGTGGCAGACCCCGGAAGTCAGAAGTAGCCGCTGTAAAACCCGGTAACAAGGGTAAAGTAGGCAGACCAAAGGGTGACGCTGCTATAATCAACGAGTACAAAGCTCGTATGTTGGCTTCACCTAAGTCAAAAAAGGTCCTTGAGACTATTTTTGATGCTGCACTGGACAACGACCATAAGAATCAGGCTTCTGCTTGGAAGCTAATTATGGACCGTATGCTACCAGTAGGTGCATTTGAGAAGGAAGTAGTGAAGGACGGTAGTAGAAACGCCATACAGATCAACATAACAGGTGTTGGTTCTGTAGACGTAAGCGACCCTAGTGACGTGATTGAAGGAGAAGTAGTAGATGAATCTTAAGTTCTTTACACTGGAAGAGTTCAATTGTCAAGTCACTGGTGAAAACAAGATGGAACCTGAGTTCCTACAGAAACTTGATCGTTTACGTGGTGAGTGTGGGTTCCCGTTTGTCATAACGAGTGGTTATAGACACCCCATTGAACATCCTATTGAAGCTGCCAAGGAAGTTCCGGGGACCCATGCTCAGGGCATTGCTGCAGACATCCTAGTTCAAGACTCTGTTAGCCGTATGGTGCTTGTGGAGAAAGCTTTGGAACTAGGCTTCAAGGGCGTAGGCATTGCAAAAACATTTGTGCACGTGGACACACGAGGAACAACTCCTGTGATGTGGTTGTACTAATGAAGTTTTCTCACGGAGACGCTCTAACAGCAGGTAGTAGCAACACTATCCTTGATGTTCCTTCTGGTTACGACGCAATCGTTACTTACTTATTCATTTCTAACACTACAGGCAGTAGTAAAAACATTGATGCACGTTGGGTACACAGTGGTGTCAATATTGATTTCTTAGCGGGTAAAAACGTTGGTTCAGGAGACTTCCTAGAGTTTGGTGGTCAGTACGGTGAGTTTCTAGTGGCAAAAGAAGGAGACACATTGAGCTTAACTCCTGAAGCTGCTTCTACGTTTGTCAGTATCATTTCTTTTGAATTAGTACCAGCTACCCCAAGGCTTAACTTTTGACGGACTTAGACATTGAGTTACTGCCGTGGCAGCAGGAAGTCTGGGCTGACGACACTAGATTTAAGATAGTAGCAGCAGGTAGACGTACAGGTAAGTCAAGACTTGCTGCTTGGCTGCTAATTGTTAATGCTTTGCAGACTGAACGTGGACAGGTGTTCTACGTAGCGCCAACACAGGGTCAGGCCAGAGACATCATGTGGCAGACTCTGCTAGAGCTTGGTCACCCTGTAATCTCAGGTAGTCATATTAACAACCTGCAGATTAAGTTAATCAACGGTGCCACCATTAGCCTCAAAGGTGCCGACAGACCAGAGACCATGCGTGGTGTGTCACTGAAGTTTCTAGTGTTGGATGAGTACGCAGACATGAAGCCTGACGTATTTGAGCAGATCCTAAGACCTGCACTGGCTGACCAAAAAGGTTGTGCTATGTTCATAGGTACGCCTATGGGTCGCAACCACTTCTACGAACTGTACAAGTACGCTGAACTAGGAGACGACAAGACTTACAAAGCATGGCACTTTACTTCCTATGACAACCCAATACTTGACCCCGAAGAAATTAACACTGCTAAAAAGTCTATGTCTAGCTATGCGTTTCGTCAGGAGTTTATGGCGTCATTTGAAGCTCGTGGGTCAGAAATGTTTAAAGAGGACTGGGTAAAGTTTGACGACGAGGGTTCTGGCGAAGGAGACTACTACATAGCTGTTGACTTAGCAGGTTTTGAAGAAGTCAACAAGAAACGAACTAAGAACACTAAGCTTGACGAGACAGCTATAGCAGTAGTAAAAGTTAATCCTAATGGCTGGTACGTGGAAAACATTATATACGGTCGTTGGAGTTTAGACGAAACTGCAGCTAAAATATTTCAGGCTGTCAGGGACTACAAACCAGTAAGTGTGGGTATCGAAAGAGGCATAGCAAAGCAAGCAGTAATGTCTCCTCTAACGGACCTACAGAAGCGTTACGGGACGTTCTTTAGAGTTGAAGAGCTAACCCACGGTAACAAGAAAAAGACTGACAGGGTGATGTGGGCGTTACAGGGCAGGTTTGAGAATGGCTTTGTGACACTCAATAGAGGCGAGTGGAACTCTAGGTTCTTGGACCAACTGTTTCAATTCCCTGATCCACTAACTCACGACGACTTGGTTGATGCTTTAGCTTACGTAGATCAACTAGCAAACGTAGCGTATAACTATGACTACGAAATCGACGAACATGAAATTTTAGACGTAGTAGCAGGATACTAATATGAGTGAAATATTTGAGCAGGACCCTTTGTTGATAGAGGAATCTATTGAAGACTGGGTAATCACCAAGTGTGAAGACTGGCGTGACCACTACGAGTCAAACTATGAGGCACGTTTTGACGAGTACTACAGACTCTGGCGTGGTATCTGGGACCCTGCAGACTCCGACAGAGCTTCAGAAAGATCCAGAATTATATCACCTGCGTTGCAGCAAGCAGTAGAGTCCAATGTTGCTGAGATGGAAGAAGCCACCTTTGGACGTGGCAAGTGGTTTGACGTAAGTGACAACATGGGTGATTCCCAGAAGCAGGACGTGTTGTTCCTACGTAATAAACTCACGGAAGACTTTGAGGACTGCAAGGTTCGTAAAGCAGTAGCAGAGTGTCTCATCAATGCAGCCGTGTTTGGCGTAGGTATTGGTGAGGTTGTTATTGAGGAAATGAAAGAGATGGTCCCGGCTACACAGCCCATCATGGGTGGTGACTTACAGGCAGTCGGTGTCAACATCATGGAGCGAGTTAAGGTTAAACTCAAGCCCGTGATGCCTCAGAACTTCCTAATTGACCCTGTAGCCACCAGCATTGAAGAAGCCATGGGTGTGGCTATTGACGAGTTCGTGAGCTTACATCAGGTAGAGCTACTGCAGGAACAGGGCGTGTACAGGGACGTGTACGTAGGTAGTGCTGCTCCTGACTCTGACTTAGAGCCTGACCAAGACATCACAGTTTTTAGTGACGACAAAGTTCGTCTGACGAAGTACTACGGCTTAGTGCCACGAGAACTACTAGAGAACGCTACAAAAGAAGAAGACGAAGAAGAAACAGAAGTAGTAGAACTTTCGGAAAGCAAGCCTAACTCTAAGTACGTAGAAGCAGTAGTTGTGATTGCCAATGGTGGAGTCCTGTTAAAAGCAGAGGCTAACCCTTACATGATGCAGGACAGACCTGTAGTTGCTTTCCCGTGGGACGTAGTACCCGGAAGGTTCTGGGGTCGTGGCGTGTGTGAAAAAGGTTACAACTCACAGAAAGCTCTTGACACTGAGTTACGAGCTAGGATTGACGCCCTGAGCCTCACGATTCACCCAATGCTGGCTATTGACGCCACGAGGCTACCACGCGGTGCTAAACCAGAAGTACGTCCGGGTAAGATGATTCTAACCAACGGAGATCCTCGTGAAGTACTACAGCCTTTTAATTTTGGACAAGTTAGCCAGATCACGTTTGCTCAAGCGAGTGCTTTACAGCAGATGGTACAACAAGCTACTGGTGCCGTGGACTCTGCTGGTATTGCGGGTTCAGTCAATGGAGAAGCAACGGCTGCTGGTATTAGTATGTCTCTTGGTGCTATCATTAAGCGCCATAAGCGTACACTGATTAACTTCCAGCAGTCCTTCCTGATACCTTTTGTCAAGAAGGCAGCCTATCGTTACATGCAGTTTGACCCTGAAAACTACCCAGTGGCTGACTACAAGTTCAACGCTACTAGCAGCCTAGGTATCATTGCAAGGGAATACGAAGTCACACAGCTTGTACAACTACTACAGACTATGCAGAAAGACTCACCGTTGTACAATACGCTAATTCAGTCCATCATAGACAACATGAACTTGTCTAATCGTGAAGAACTTATTGCAGCAATGCAACAAGCGATGCAGCCTAACCCAGAAGCACAGCAGATGGCACAGGCAGCACAACAGGCGCAGATTGAGTTCCAGCAGTCACAAACAGCAGCACTAGGTGCACAGGCTCAAGAGTCTGCCGCTAGAGCTTCTAAGTTGGCTGCAGAAGCACAGGCTGTACCTATGGAGCTAGAGATTGACCGTATCAACGCAATCACTAGGAACCTCCGTGAAGGGGACGCAGAAGACAAAGAGTTTGAACGCCGTATGCGTGTTGCAGACACTCTTCTGAAAGAACGACAAATTAAAGGTAAAGAAAATGTTGACAGACAAAGAACTCCAAGTTCTCCTGAGCCAAGTAGACAGGTTTCTCCAACCCCGTTGGGCGCAGTTAGAGGACTTGAAACGCCAAATAGAGGAAATCAATAATGCCAAGGGAGAAAGACCCACGACTGGAAAGAGCAGGAGTAAGCGGCTACAACAAGCCGAAGAGGACTCCTAACCACCCCACTAAGTCTCACGTAGTAGTTGCTAAGTGTGAAGACGGCAGTATTAAAACTATTAGGTTTGGACAACAGGGAGTTAGTGGTGCGGGTAAAGCCCCTAAGTCTGAGAAAGAAAAAGCCAGACGCAAGTCATTTAAAGCTCGTCATGCAAAGAATATTGCAAAAGGTAAAATGTCAGCAGCGTACTGGGCAAACAAGGAGAAGTGGTAGTGGCAGGTCTATATGAGAATATCCACGCTAAACGCAAACGTATTGCCGCAGGTAGTGGGGAGAAGATGCGTAAACCGGGTTCCAAAGGTGCACCCACCGCAAAAGCTTTCAAACAAGCAGCCAAAACAACCAAAAAGAGGAAAAAGTGATGCCTAAAGTCGGAGGAGTGAAGTACCCTTACACAAAAGAAGGGAAAGCAGCAGCTAAGAAAGCAGCTAAAAAGAAGAAAAAGCCTATGAAAAAAGGCTACTAAATAACACTTGACTTTTAACTAAAAATATGCTATACTATAACTGTAGTATAAACTAAAGGAAACTTATGAAGCCTGAGCTTGAAACTTACTTTA